TATTATTGATGAAGCATCAATGCTATCTGTTGACCTTTTCGAACAGCTCATGCAGGCATTACCAAGGAATGTTCAACTGATTTTCATTGGCGATCTTAATCAGCTTCCACCTGTTATGGGGCATGCAATACTAGGTTATAAGTTATTAGAGTTACCTGTAATTGAGCTAACAGAAGTCTATAGGCAGGCGCTAGAATCGCCTATTATCAGGCTAGCGCATAGAATCCTATCAGGGCAACCTATTATGCATTTTGATTTTCCCAAGTTCTGTGAGCCGGGCAAACTGCAAATAATTCCTTATCCTAAACAGCTTGATTCCGAACACGCTATGCTTGAAACAGTAAAAATGTTCTATGCCGGCTATGACTCAGGTAGCTATAATCCTGAAACAGATATAATTCTATGCCCACAGGTGAATGATAAAAGTGACAAAAAATATAATTGCACTCTTATTAATAAATACATAGGTAATCACATTGCCAGAAAGGAAGGCCGTATCACTCATGAAATTATTGCTAGTTTCCATAAACTCTATTATTCAATAGGCGATAAGGTAATATTTGACAAACAAGATGCTACAATTATTGACATCCAATTGAATGATTCATATATCGGACAGGATTTTCAAGCCCCTAGCCAGCACCTTGACTATTTCGGGCATAATCCAGTTGAGCGCGCTGCTATGATGCATAATACTGATATAGATATCGATAAATTGCTAGAATCAGCAAGCTTCAGTATTGAAGAGGGTACTAAAATGCAAGCCTCTCACATTATCACTATTGAACTTGCGGATTCTCATAGCGAAGACGTTAAGCAGATTAGTATCAGTCAAGTCGGTGAACTGCTTAGCTTAGAATTAGCTTATGCTACTACTGTACATAAATCACAGGGTAGCGAGTGGCGCAAGGTATTTCTATTGCTACATAAGAGTCACAATGTTATGCTTAGCAGGGAATTGCTTTATACTGCAATCACGCGCGCGAGGGAATCACTAGTGATAGTATGTGAAAAGGATAGCTTGATTAAAGGAATTACTAAGCAAAGGATTAAAGGTAATACACTTGCAGAAAAGGCCGAATACTTCAAGGGCCGAATTGCACAACAAAAATTGGAGTCACAAGAATGAATATTTTTTACTTAGATGAAAGACCACGTGTTGCTGCTCAATACCATTGCGATAAACATGTAGTGAAGATGATATTAGAATCCGCACAGATATTGTGTACTGTGGCTAACCGCTATGGTATTGATACGCCTTATAAGCCTACTCATAAGAATCACCCATCGGTACTTTGGGCTGGGGAATCAAAGCATCATGCTGAATGGCTTTGGAGGCTATTAATCGAACTAAACTGCGAATACAGGTACAGATTTAATAAATCAGATAATCACAAATCCTTTGATGTAATCATGAATAAGCTATTACTCTATTCAGAAATTGGCCTATTTGCTGCTATGCCTGATAACGGCTTTACTGAGCCGCCACAATGCATGCCACCGTTATTCAGGATTCCAGGCCATACAGTAGCAGCTTATCGAAATTATTATGCTAGGGATAAGCGCCATCTTCATGCCTGGACAGGTAGGGAACAGCCTTATTGGCTACATATGTATGCGAATAGCTAATTACCAACAATCAAAAATAACCTATTGACAAACAGAAAAAACTCTGTATAGTGGGCTTCACTTGATAGCAACTAAGCCGGTCAAGCCCACTAATCCAACAATCCTAACTAAAAGGAATCAATACCATGCCTATTCAAGAAAAAGTAAAATTTCACTTCAAAGAAATTAAAAAGGACGGAGTAACAGTTGAACCGAAGCGCGAAAGCCTAGAGGCTGAAATTCCAGCCATCACTGCTCAGGACATTGTTGATATCATCTACAGTGAAACCGAGTCGGATGAGCGCAAGGAAAAATTCCTTACTTATCTAGGCCGGCTGCATAATGAGGCAGTCTTTAAAGAAGCTCAACAACAAATTGTTGTTAAACTGAATAGCTTCTCTAATGTCGCTGAAAAAGTAGCTTATAAGCTATCCCAAGCTGACCTTGATACAAGCAAATTGGATGTTTGGACACTGGCCTATAAAGAGCCGGCCCAACGCGGTGCAGGTAAACAGTTCAGTGATGAGCTGGTAGCTGCCGCTCAAAAATCCTTTGTTGAATTTGGTGCTGCTAATTTCAAACGTGCAGATGGCAATCCAGTATCCCGTGAAGGTTTGAACAAATCAGCGGTGGAAATTTTCACCAATAAATTCAAAAATACCAAAAGCGACAAAGGTACTTTGGAAGTTTTCAAAACACGTATCACTCTATGGTTCGCCGGTATCGCCCCTGAATTGCAAAATACCTATGCTGGCTTGGCTGGACACCTGCTTGGTAAAATTGAAAATTACCTGAACCCGAAAGCCGAATCAACCATCGGCAAATTCGAATAAGCCACATAATCTCGCAGTCCTCAGACCTGCCTCGGTATGCTTCATTGCTGCCGGGGCTTTTTTGTGTCTGGCAATAAGTAACAGAAACTTAATAATAAGGATAGCTATCCAATGCTAGATAACCAAGAGCAGCCAATAGAATCAGTACATGACCCAAGCTACATAGCCAGCCTGCTTACTGCCTTTCAATCTAATAGCAAGTATCTGCCGCTATGGAATCAGCTAAAGAGGCAAGGCAGTGTAGAGATTAGCCTTGATAGCCGAATCCATAAGCACTACAAACAGTATGTGGACAGCTTGCGATTGCTTGCCAAGGCCGATCTGGCTTACAAGGAATTTTGCTTACTTACCTATGGTTTCGAGCTAACACTCAGTAGGCAGTATGACAAGCAGGCTAATAAGATAACATTCAAGCTAACCAATAAAACAGCAATTATCAATTTTGAATAGTGGAGAATAGAGAATGGCATTAATTATTCCTAAAGGTAACAAGCAACCGGCGCCAGCCAGCCAGCCAGTAGTGGCACCAGAACCGCAGCCACAACAGCCCGTAATCAGCACGTCAACTAGTCCTGCCAATGCTAACAATTCAGGAAACCAGCTAGATTTCCTAATAGAATCTCAGCTACAAAATCTGATACAGAAATTAGAATCTAGCATTCCTGACATTAGGACTGAGCTAATTACTATCCATAAAGCTATTGCTAAAGATCCTGCACAAGTTACCATTCTGAGCCAAGAGCAGCGAGCAGCGTTATTTGCTAGTTACAGTAAGTTATCAGGAGTTGAGCTAGTAGCTAAAGCTGCAAGTAAGAAAGGTAGCAAGCAACCAGTTAGCCTTGACATGTTTGAATAGCTAGGAGTAGCAGCCATGAATATCATCAATAAGATAATTCTACTAGCAATAACATTATCAATCACATTCACTATTTATACATTAGCAGGTTATAAGGATGGAAAAAAGCAGCCAAGCGGAAGAGTTACCAACCTTAATACAACATATTCAGCTAGTATTGTGGTTAATAATAAATTCACCTAATAGAGAATTCTATAAGCTATATGCATTAGCCAGAGATTTAATTGGTAACAGTCAGCTTAGGCAAGTTACGCAGCATGATATCGAATATTTAACTGGTGATTTCATTCCTGAAATAGTAGGAATTAGTTGTGACTATTGTTATCAAAGAGTAATAATTTCACCGATAGGCAAGCAAACAATGAGATGGTTTGTGGAAACACAAATAACTAAAATGATAACGCTGAGTATTAAGTTAAGCAGTGAAAAGTTTATTGGTATTAATGACGAAGATATTAACATTCAAGCTATTGAGAGATTAGTAGCAAGTGCGGAGGAACTGACATGATTAGATTTGATTCAGTTTATTATGATTCGTTTGAAGAAGCAACTTTGAGAGCTAATCATTTTACTAAGGGCTTCAAAGAATATAATACAGCAGTAAGAGATTCATTTGGTTGGCATGTAACTAATAGATTCGATCCTAACTGTGACGATAAAAGTGAAGGTAGGAAAACTAATATTATTAAGCCAAACAGCCAGCATAAGGAGCAGGATGATGGATAGCAGACTTAAACTTATCAGTCCATCCTCAATAGTATCATTACATACCTGTCCTAGAAAATACCAGCTAACTAAACTGTGGCCTGAGCTGGAACGTGATGATAGCATCCATACCATATACGGTAAAATGTTCCATACTGGCATTCAAGAATATTTCGTTCATGGCGATAAGGAGCTAGCATTACTGAGAGCTGCTACTGAATGGAAATATGACTTATATGAATTTGATAAAGAGAAATCTTTCTTTCATTGCTGGGCAGCTATTGAGAAATTTATTTGGATGTTGCCTGAGCTGGCATTAGCTGATTATGAGGTAATGTACTATAATGGTAAGCCATGCATTGAATTAGGATTCTGCATTAAGCTCCCGAATGGATTCTATTACAGAGGTTATATTGACTTAGTATTGCAGCATAAGATTGATGGTAGCATTCTAGTGGTTGACCTTAAGACAAGTGGAGCACGTTATAGTAACCCAGCTAAGTATCAAAATAGCAGCCAGAATATTGCTTATAGCGTAGTACTTGATACCATCATGCCTGGATTGCAATCATTCAATGTAATGTATTTTGAATATCTTACTAGCATTGATAAGTTCATCCCTCATGACTTTGTTATTGATAATATGGAGCGGGCCACATTTATCAGGGACTTGTTAATGGAATGCGACATTATGAATTTCTATGATAACAATGAAGACTGGCCTAAGCACGGAGAATCATGCAGCGGATATGGTGGCAGTTGCCAATTCATTAATAACTGCACTATGCCAACAAGCATGTTATTAGGTACTCATAAGATTGAGGATGATCCAATTACTATTGATAAGAAAGCACCTTATGATATCATGATTAGCTTGGAAGATATTATTAACAGCCAGTTAGAACTTTTGGAGGATGAGATATGAGCGAAAATAATAGTAACAGTAATAAAAGACACACGCATGCTGATGTTATTCACGCTTATGCTGAAGGCGCTGAGATTGAAGTATTTGATGAGGTTTTTAATAAATGGAAGCGAGTTTTAAATCCTGGGTTTTATCCAACAAAAAAGTATAGAATCAAACCAGACAAAAAACCATGGTATAAAAATATCCCTGAGCATGGTATACTATGTTGGGTAGGTGATGCTGCTCATGAGAAGTTTATTGAAGTCATAGCCGGTATTACAGAAGATGCAAAGTTTATAGCTCTTAATGGTGAACTTTGGAGCATGGCAGTACCGCTAACTAATGAAGAAATCATGAAATTTATCAGGGCTGAGGAGGGCTAGCAGCTATGAGCAGCACTAGAATCCAACTTAATAGTTATGAGCTTTCCCTGCTGGAATCATTACTAGCTCCAAGAGTTTCTGATCCTGATGATGTTAAGTTACTTCTAAAGATTCAGAAAGGTCTAGTAGCTGTTGGTGGTAAGCCTTCTGAATCAAGTAATAGAGCTAGCAACCTGACTCATACAATTAATGATAATGCTTGGCTTGAAGAAATCAGTATCAGAATGCTTAGTGACAATCCAGCATTCACAGAAGCAGATAAAGAAAAATATTTTAACTTAACGGGAATAGAGATATGAATTTCATTAATGGTATCATAAAAGAACTTAATAACATAGGCATGGTAACAATTAATGAGAACCATGTCAATGTTACAGCATCTTTAAAGTTAATAACTGAGCATAAGCAATTTTATTATTCAATAAGTTCACAAGCTTCAGACATATATAGTGCTTTAATAAAGTTACAAGAAAGAGTTAACAACAGAGAGTACATTAAATCATTACCTGGCAGTAAAGGAGAATAGAGATATGAGTGATAAAGTAAGAGTATTAAGAGTTATAGAATATTCTGGTTCAAGAGAAGCAGTAGAAGCACTTATTAGCAGATCAGTAAATGGCGAGAAATTTATGCGCAATTATAGTGGATTAGGTGAAGTAACTATAAAGGTTGCAACTGTAGGTAACTTTCCCTGAAATTTTAAAAAATTCTAATGGAGATTTGAAATGAGAGCAAAAGTAGCGAAAAGATTAAGAAGATTAGTAACTGCATTTTATGATGCTGATCCTAGAGATAAGTGGCTAACAGCAAAAGGTACTACCATATCATATAATGCAGGGCATCGTTTAATTAGGTCAGTACAAGCAACTAATCACAAATCAAGTGGTCGCGCTATCTATCAGAAACTAAAGAAAACTTATAAGTCAGGAGTAATATTCTAATGGCTAAGTTATTAATAGGAGATAATGATGAAGCTATCTAAAGTGGATAACAGTAAGCATGCTCAGCACGTATTAGTATTTGGTAGTCCAAAATCAGGTAAGACTCAACTAATTGGTGAGCTATCAAAAGAATTTAATCTAATCTGGTTTGACATTGAATCAGGTGCTAGCACTTTGCTGAAACTACCTGATGCCCAGAAAGAACGCATTGAACTTATCAGTGTGCTTGATACCATTGAAATGCCAAGAGCACATGCTACTATTGATAAGATAGTAAAAGGTGGAGACTTCAGAATCTGTGACGACCATGGCAGCATTGACTGCACTTTCTGCACAAAAAATATGATAGCTGATCGCTGGAGTGAGATTCATATTCCTACTAGCATTGCTGATGGCGGCACTGAAACCATCATTGTTATTGATTCCCTCAGTCAGCTTACTACCAGTATCAATAGCACATGTAATAGGCACCTTAATTCTAGTATCACTCTTGACTGGGCGCCATCCAGAAAAGATAAGGATAGCATGGCTGAGTATGAATTCCAGATGAAGTATCTGAATAGGATTCTTAGCAGCTTACAGAATGCTCCATTCCATGTAGCTTGTACTGCTCATGAAATTGAAGCAGAACGAGAGGATGGCGGAGTAAGAATTGTGCCATCAATAGGTACTAAGAACTATGCTATCAATTCAGCTAAATACTTTGACCATGTAATCTATATGGATAAAGTGAATCTGCAACATAAAGCTTATTCAGACACAGGTTATAGCAATAGAATTGTAACTGGTAGCCGCTTGGATGTTGCACTAGAAGGTATGCAAGAAATGAGTTTGCTTCCAATATTCAGAGGAGAGTCAGGAGTAGGAAGAGATAGCAGAAAACAGCAGGCAGCAGCAGTAATGCAGAATGTTACCAGCACAGTTAGTAATGCAGCAGCTAAGCCAACGTTTAAATTACCAGGTAAGTAAGGAGATTGATATGAGTTTGGAATTATTAATTTATTTAGCTGATGTAGCTAATAATTTAGCAGGAGCGCTTTGTGCATTAAGTATATTGAGTTTATTCGGTGTAATATGCTTGTGTGCTGAAAAGGGTATAAGCAATGGTAAATTTTTGTTGGGTATGAGCTGTATAATGCTATTCTTGTTAAGCATGCTTATACCTAGTAAACAAACAGTATATATGATAGCTGGGGTATCAGCTTCAAAAGAAGTAATTCAATCAGAGGCAGCTAAAAATGCTTATGACTTGATTAATAGTTACATGAAATCTGAATTAAAGAAATTAACTGGAGAAAAGAAATGAGCATGATTGATGGTGAATATGAAGATTTTGAAGAAGATGAAACTGATGATATGTTTGCTGACCCTGAGGAAGAGCTAGAGGATTCTGATTCAGACCAGGAAGAAACTGACGGTGAAGATTATGAGTAAGCCAGTAATCTTATACCATGCCAAGGGGGAGGGGTATACAAATGAAAGAATCTGAAATAACGACTGAAGAGTTAGCTAATTATTTAATTTACTACCAAGATACAGGTCTATTTATTAGAAGAATCGCAACCAGTCAGAATACTAAAGCTGGAGAGCTAGCTGGTAATATAGACTCATTAGGCTACAGAGTAATAGGTATTCTAGGTATTCAGATAAGAGCACATAGAATAGCTTATAAATTAATGACAGGAGAATGGCCTCCTGCAGGATTTGATATAGATCATGTTAACGGCATAAAAGATGATAATTCATGGGATAACCTTAGGTTGGCAACCAGAGGTCAAAACAGGCGTAATATAGCTTTATCTGTAGCTAACAAGTCAGGGGTTAAGGGTGTAAGCTGGCATAAAGCTACTAGTACCTGGAGAGTTTGTGTAATGTTAGATAAAAAGCAGTATTCAGGAGGCTACTTTACAAAACTAGAAGATGCAGAATACGCGGCTAAACAGCTAAGGGCTAAACTACATAAGGAGTACTCACATGACGGGTAGTAAACCTATTATACTGTACCACGGAGATAATTGTCTTGATGGATTCGGTGCAGCTTACGCAGCTTGGAAACATTTCGGTGATAATGCTGAATACATTCCAGTATATTACGGAGCTGAGCCGCCTATTGACAGACTTAAGGGTAATAAGGTATTCATTGTAGATTTCAGTTACTCTCCTGAGCAACTTAAAACTATTCATAAAGTAACATTTTATGTTAATACCATAGACCACCATAAATCTTTTATTGAAGCGGTGAATGCTGGCACTTATAATGAGTTACTAAAGTTCACTAACTTATTTATAACTACAGGCGATAATGAGTCTGGAGCAGTACTTACTTGGAAATACTTTCATAATGAGCCAGTACCAGATTTATTGCTTCATATTCAAGATAGGGACCTGTGGAAATTTAAGTTAAATTTTACTAAAGAAATATGTGAGGCTTTAGCTTGTACAGAATTAAATCCTAGAACTTTTGAGCACTGGGATTACTTAGCTATTTTATTTAACAGGACATATGGCACAAGAGAAAAATTAATATCACAAGGCACAACCCTGCTAGATCAAAAGGAATCACAAATTCAGCAGCATTTAAAGCATATCAGCAAGAAATCCCTATGGTATGGGCATAAAGTAATATTCTGTAATGCTCCTAGATACCATGCTTCTGAGTTAGGCAATAGAATTGCTGAAGCTAACCCTGATTGCATAGCTGCTATTTGGTATTTTGATGAATCAAATAAATCCTATAATTATAGCTTACGTTCTGCTGGTGATATTGATTGCACTAAGTTAGCTAAAGTATTTGGTGGAGGTGGTCACAAGAACGCTTCTGGTTTTAGTATTAATCATAAAGATGAGGGCTTGTATGAAGTGGCAAATGAAATAGAAAGATAACATCAGTAACTTAGTAGTAACTTTTAATTTTAATTCTTTAAATCCCAAATAATAGGTAAACAAAATGACAACTGAAATGAATGCACAAGCACAAGACGAATTGGAAATGTTTGAATTCTCTATTGATGAATTGCCTGACTTACCAGAATTTGTAACATGGCCGGTAGGTACTTATGAAGTAGAAGGTGTAAGTTTGAAACGTAGAGACATTGAAATTGGTTCTGACACAAGAGCAGCACTTACTCTTACTGTTAAGCTGGAAGCAATTAAAGCATTTAAGCCAGCTACTGCTACACTGCCTGAAGTTGGAAGCACTCAATCTTGGGATTTCTTCCTGGAAGGTAAGGATGAGCGTGGTACTAACTTTGCTCAAGGTAAAATTAAGCAGTTGCTAGCACCATTTAAAGCTTTGACACAAGGTAATGGTAGCTTGCCTGCTATTGCTCAGGTAGTTCCTGGTGCTAAGTTTGTGATTGTTACTAGCATCAGAACCGGTAAGGTAACTCCTGAAATGAAAGCAGCAGGTGAAGAGCCTAAAGTATACAGCGGTATTGCTAACTTGTTTATTGCTTAATAAGTAGCAGCTAGGATTCATAGCACAAGGATGTGCAACTTAATTTAGGTAGGAGAAATAATCATGGCAATGAATGAAGAAGCATTAACGGAAATTATTGAATTATTGAGTACATGGCACGCTAAATACTATCAGCAGTTAGGGGATATTATAATTGCTATAGAGCATAGCACTGGCACTACAATGTTAGATATAGTTACTAGCAGAGTATTAGATGATGCTGAAGTTACTGACTTATTTAGCAGCATTCACTAGGCTGGAGAGTCTGATATGAATATAAAGAAATATAATATGTTCGCTAATGAATATGTATTATACTCTGATGCTAAGAAAGAATTTGATAAGCAAGAAGAACTTATAAATGGATGGATAAAAGCTTATCATGATAGAGTTACATCTATGATTAGAGACATTAATGCAATGCGTGATTTATTAAATGCTGCTAATGATAAGCTAATAATTTCAGTGTTAATTAATATAGCACTTACACTTATTATAGCTGCATTAGCAGTTAAATCTTTAGGAGCCTGATATGAGATGGTATCAAAAGATAGATAACTGGGCTGATAGAAAAGCTGAAGAGTATTCAGATATTCCTGGCTGGTTTGGTCTTGCAATTGTGGTAATCATATTGGTATTATTATAAGGAAGTCATGAAAATAAATAAATCAAATAAATCAAATAATCAAATAAGAGCTAAGCCTAAGATTCTATTCTTAGGAACCGAGGCTGATAAAATATTTCTTTCTCATATTAAGAATTATGTCAGTACTTATAGCTTATGTAAACATGAATTCATTGAAGAGATAGTGCTACAGTATGGTAAGACAGGTACTACTCATATCATGACAACTCAGCAAGCACTCATTCCATTACTGTGTGATACAGCCAGCAGCAAGGAACAGATTCTTGATAACTATGCTGGTAGCTGGGTAACTCATGAACCTAGCGGAATTGAGTTCATGTTTATTCATCCACTTAAACAATGTGTCACTGTTCCTCACGGTGAATTCTTGCTAGAACGTTACGCTAGTAAATGGCTGCGACCTGATAAGTGGGTAACTCAAGATCAATTCACTTGGAAATTGCTGGAGACAATTGATGATTACGATGCTTGTCTTAGGGCTATTAATTCTGCATTGCTATGTGCTGTTGACATTGAGACCAGACCAGACCTTAGCATTAGTTGTGTCAGCTATACTTGTATCAATAACAGTGGCGGGCTATACAGTACTAGCACATATGTAATGCCATTGCCATATAATCTGGAACTTGATGATTATGAAATCAGGTATCAGTATCTAGCACAATTCAATAATACTCCTGGCACTCCTAAAATCCTACAGAATGGCAAATATGATTGTGCTTACTTGCAAAGATATGGTATTCCACTAGCAGGTTACATGTTTGATACTCAGCTTTGCCATCATGCTTGGTATGCTGAGCTACCAAAAGCTCTTGATATTCTTGCTACTTTCTATGTTCGTAAATCATGCTTCTGGAAATACGAAGGAGACTCAGGTAACAGTTATGATCTATATCGCTATAATGCTCTTGATACTTGGCATACTGCTTGGGTATTTCTTCAGTGGCTAGTTGAAGCACCAGCTTGGGCTAAGCATAATTACTTATTATCATTTCAAACTGTAGCTCCTAATTTCCTGATGGAATCTACAGGGCTTGCAGTTAATTACGAAACATTCCATGAAGTTAAAACTGAGCAGACAGCTAAGAAAGAAGCTGCGCTTGCTGACCTTAGGGCTAGTGTTGGTAATCCTAATTATAATCCTGGCAGCTCTCAGCAGAATCTTAGGCTCTTAAAAATTCTAGGCTGCACTGATATTAGTAATGCTGATTCAAAGGTAATGAATAGAGTTAAGCATAGGCATCCTTTTATTGCATTGCTGGTTGAAAAGATTCTTGACTATGCTAAAGCGGCTAAGCTAGTAAGCACTTACTTAAACGAAGAAAAACATTTTAATGGAAGAATCCTGTATAGTTTAAATCCTACAACTGATACAGGAAGAAATAAAAGTAAGAGCCATCATTTCTGGACAGGATTTAATATTCAGAATATCCCTCGCTCTGGTGGTATCAAAAGATTCATTGAAGCTGATGATGGCTTTCTGATAGGCGAATGCGATTACGCTCAAGCTGAATCTAGAGATACTGGATATATTACTGGAGACAAAGTGCTTATTGATAACGTGGAATCTGATAGAGATTTCCATAAATCTAATGCTAGCATGTTCTTTGGTGTCCCATATGAGCAAGTAGATAAGGAACTCAGACAGCTTGGTAAACCAGTAAATCATGGAGCTAATTACTTGATGGGTGAGGATACACTTATTGATAGCATGGGATTAGATAATGTATTTAAAGCGCAGAGTAGACTAGGACTTCCTAAGTTTTGGACACCTAAGCAAGTTACTAAGCACTTATTAAGCCTATTTGCTAATACCTATCCAGTAGTATCTCATCATTATCCGCAATTTATTAAGGAGCAAGTAAGGCAATTCAGAATGCTAGTGAATCCTTATGGTTGGGTGCGCTGGTGTTTTGGTAACCCCATTAAGAGCAAGGGTGATCTCAGAGCTTATGTTGCTCACTTGCCACAAAGTACTAATGCTCAAGCACTTAATAAGGCAGTCAGGTTAGTATTTGATAGAGTATGGAAACCGCATAATGAGATATTCAAAATGAATGCTCAGATTCATGACAGCCTGTTATTTCAATATAGGGATGGTAATGAATGGTTAGGTGATAAAGTATCTGAATGCATGGTTGAAGCTGGCACTATTGACGTTACTGATATTAGTGGGGTTACCAGAAGAATGGTAATTCCTACTGACCTGAGCATGGGAGGAAAATCATGGGCGGATTCGAAAGATTAGGGGCAAGCCATAAAACAGGAATGGAAGTTACTTGTGCTATTCATGGCTGCACTCATAAATTTATTAAGCAGAATCCAATGCATAAGTACTGTAAAGGATGTGCTAAGACTAGGCAAAGAAATAGGAATATAGCAGCAAGAAAGAAACAAGGTAAAGAGCCATATAATTTTTGTAAAGGAGTTGAGTGACATGATAATAATTACAAATATGGGTTATTTAAATATAGCTGATGAACTTGATAAAGATGGGGAACTAAGAATTATAGCTAATGATGAATATAATATTTATATTAATGAGCAGCAAGCAAGAGATCTTATTGTTCAGATTGAAACTGTATTTGCTAATAGCGGAAAAGCTTTGTTTGATGACAGCACAGAACTAGCCAAAGTAAAAGCAGCACGTGATGCACTGAAAGCAAAGCTGGATGGTGGGGTTAGGGTTCATTACGATGGTAAAGAAATATCAACTTGGCTTAACAGCTATAAGCCGTTTAACGCAACCCTAATTCCAGACGAAGGCGTAAAGCTATGAGCAAAGAACGCGAATTATTAAAGAAAGCAGCTTCATTTCTACATGATACATATGATGGGGTTAGTTATATGGAAATTTTGCTACGTGAAATTGATGAAGTTTTAGAAGAGCCGGTTGCGAAGCCTGTTGCTTGGATGGTTAAATTTCAGGGTGCTGGTATTATGTTACTGGAAACAAAAGATGAAAGGCCTGATTTTGAAGATGGATCATGGGTAGAGCATGAATACATACCTCTTTACACACATCCACCCCGCCAGCCGGTGCAGTTGAGTGATGATGAAAAGGTCAATTGTTATGAATCTGCTATGAAACAACATCTGAGGCCGCAAGATAAAAGTGCTGTTTTAAAAGTAATTGATTCAGCAATAGCCGCTTACGAGGAAAAGCAAAAATGAACATATATTATCACACAAAATTTAATGGTTATTATCCTGCGGGCACAAGAGCAATAATAATTGCATCCAATCTAATGCAAGCTAAGGAATTATTAGAAAGGCTACTAGAATCAAAAGGACTCAAGCAAGAAATTGATATGAATGACTTCATTAAAATCAATCCAGAACTCAGGCAAGCCATCATACTAAATGCTGGCAAGTATTAAAACTAATAACCAAGGGCGCCATGAATGGTGACATTTCAATATATCCAGAGGATAACTTTTTTAAAAGATATTTCTCTTACGTAGGCTATCCACACAATACTGAGGCTAGTCTTACAGTGCATCGCTGGTGTGCTATCTCAGTATTAGGTGCATTACTAGGCAGGCAATTCTTATTCCCTTTTGGTGATGGGGAACTACTGCCTAATTCATTTATTCAAATAATAGGAGTTCCAGCTACTAGGAAATCAACAGCAATTAAGCAGGCTAAGAAATTATTAAAACGTTATGGGTATCAGAATTTTGCTCCAGAAAAGATCAGTTTAGAAAAGTTCTTAATGGAATTACATGAGCTGACATGGGGTACTGATACTGGTGAAGACCTAGAAAATCCAGAGCAATCATTTACTAATAGCATATTCGGTTCTGATAATCCCAAGGAAGCTGCTGAGCTTTTAGAGATAGCAGAAATGTATATTGCAAGTGATGAGTTTGTGGATTTCATCGGACGAAATAACATTGATTTCATATCACTACTTGGTACACTCTGGGATTATAGTGGTGTATATGACAGAAAACTTAAGCATTCTAAAGCTGTTTATATTAATAATCCTACCATTAATATCATTGCAGGTAATACTCATGAAGGTTTCAATCAAGCATTCCCGCCAGAAATTCAAGGCCAGGGATTTTTTAGCAGACTTATCCTTATACATGCAGAACCAACAGGTAGGAAAATCACAATCCCAAAAGCCCCAAGCCAAGAAGCAATAGAAGAAATAATAAAATATATGCAAGCCATTAAGACTACCTGCATTGGTCATGCTAGATACACTGATGAAGCAGAGCAGCTAATGGAAGCATTATATAATTCTTGGAAAGATATTGAGGATACTAGATTTGAGCATTACTCAGGTCGACGATCAACTCACTTATTAAAACTTTCATTAGTATGTGCAGCAGCTAGATTATCCAGGGAGATTCATTCTTGTGATATCATTATGGCTAACACACTATTGACCTACGCTGAATATCAGATGCCTAAAGCTATGGGGCATTTTGGTAAGGGTAAGCACTCAGCAGTAATTCATAAAATCTTAGCTCATATAAATGCAGCGGATTCTCCAGTAACAGTTATTGAAATCATGAAGTTAGTACACACAGATGTGGATAAATTACCAGTTGTGAATGACCTCATTTCTGAGCTAGTAGCAACTAATAAAATCCAAGCTGTTAAAACTGCTAATAGCAATGGTTTCTTACCAGTCAGGTCAGCTAGAGCAATGGCTGATACTAATCTTATTAAACCTTCATGGCTATGGCCTGAAGAAAAGAAAATCCTTTAATTATTTATATGAGGTATTTATTATGGCTAATATTAGTCCAAGTGACTTGCCATTAATTGGCACTGTACCGAGAGGTATTGGATTCTGTAAGGATTCAGGAGGTAATGTATTCTGGGATGATGGCGCAAAACTTGTACCATTAAACCTGAGCAACGACAAAAATCTAGTAGGCGGTTATTACAAAACACAGCCTGGAGAAACGCTAATTGATGTTAGCACTGTATTGGCCGCTGGGTTTTCTATGGCCGGCGCGACCAATATTAAATCAGATAATTCTACAATTACTTGGTTTGGCACTGGAAGCTGCGTTGATACCACTAACCAAGGGGGTTCTGGCGCAACTCTGAACTGTACTAGAACATTGTCTACACCTAGAGCTGCCTTAGGAGTCGCTCCATCAGTATTGTTTCCTGTGTGGATCGAAGATTTTACTAAAATCAATACGATAATTATTCGGTTTAGCATGGGTGACACCGCGTTCACTAACAATTATCAATTTACATACTCGGTTGGTCCAGGCGCGGCAACATGGAGCAAGCGGAACGGATGGCATTTGATTTCAATAGGTACTGGAGATTGGACAGCCAATGGCACAGTAGCTTGGGCTACACAAACCATCAATGCTATTAGAATTTCATTCCTTAATGCATCTGGACAAAATAACGCGCGAATTGTGTTTGATGATTTTATTATCAATAACAAAGCAAAAGCAAAATTTATAATGATGTGTGATGGTAGTTACTCTACTCAATATACATTCATTAAGCCATTGTTAAAAGCTCTTGGATTAAAAGCTACATTTGGTACCACTAGGGGGGATTTAAATACGGCAGGTAGGCTGACAACAGCCCAGCTTAATAGTATTATAGCTGATGGCCACGCTATCTCTCCAAGGAATCTTACAGCTTTTAATACACTGACAGCAGACCAATGTATTACAGAGGCCGCAGCTGCACAGCAATACCTCATAGATAATTTTGGGATTGCTGGGTCAATTGGTAGTAAGTTCTTTGTGTATAACCAAAGCAAGTATTATGCATCAGGAGCCTCAGATGGAGACACTACTGTTACAGCTAGGTTATCCTCTGAGCTTGGTATAGTGTTTGGCAGAACTACAGATTCTACTAACTCAGACGGGTACTTAACACTAGGAGCCGGTGGTGTTCCACCTAATTTAATGACTGCTCCAATTATAGGTAGCTGGAGTGGAAATGCAGAGGCAACACTAAAAGCCAACATAGATACAGCAATAGACAGAAGTGCTGCTTGTATATATTATGTACATAATCCGACCTACGGCTCTTTTGATGACCCAGGGTTAGTTCGCAGAGTGCTGGAATATGTAGCATCTAAGCAAGCGGCAGGGTTAATTGATTCTGTGACTGTGCCTGAATTTTATTATGGTATGGTTTAAAATCTTATGCCTGATACTATTACTAAAGATGATCTCAAACTGGCCCTATCAGAAGTTCTTGAAGAGAGAAGAACAGTAGAAGCAGAAACTCATGCAATGCATCATACATGGATCGAAGCTCAAATCCAAAAGGATAAAGAGAGAACTGAAATGTATATTGCATTGAAGAAAGCTGCTGCTACTTGGCTGATGATAGGAATATTAACAGCACTAGCAACTAAGGTTTGGACTGGTCACTGGCCAGCTCAATAAGATTTAGGATTCACTGACAAGGATGTTTTAATATTAATTACTGGGAGACTCATGTGGAATACATTAGAACAGAATTTGCAATTGACTTAGGACTTTATGAACAAGGATTAGTTGCTAGTACTCCTGGCAGTGCCGGTATTGATCTGTATCTAGCTATGCCAAGACCTATGACATTGCATCATTCAGTACCAACAGTGCTGCATACTGGTATTCACCTGTGGGCTAATGATGCTAGTATATTTACATTGCTGGCTCCAAGATCAAGTAGCAAATATAGGCTTACTAATACAATCGGATTCATTGACTCAGATTATCAAGGTGAGTTACTGATTAAAGCTATTAGCAATAGTGAGAATGACATAGTAACTATTGAACCAGGAGAGAAATTTGCTCAGCTATTTATCATGCCAGTAATCAGCCCAAGCCAAATAACTTTTATTGAGAAGGATGCATTCAGTGAGAATACAAACAGAGGTAAAGGCGGATTCGGTAGCACTGGTAGCCGATAATAAGCATTGTGCTATCTGTGGGGAAGTGCTTATCAGTAAGCAGATTAATAAGCAATATCATGCTAGCTGTATAAGAGCTAGAAGAAGTAGCTATGTTCTTGAGCAAAGAAGGATTAAGCAATCGCTTACTAAAACATTCGAGGCATTAGATGAATTATCCAAAATGTCCAGCATGTAATGGTAATGCCTGGAGAGTATATTATAGCAGGAAGCTAATTGTATGCCATGAATGTCTTAAGCAATACGACTTAGATGATATTCTTGGTAAGATTAATATTAAGCACCAGAGGTGACATGTGGTTTCCACCTATTAATCTTTGGAATTTTCCTAAACAAAAGAGAGATTATGAAATGAATACTAGGCCTAAGTTAATGATAATAGGTTATGCAGGTCACGGAAAAGATACTGTGTGTGAGATATTAAAAGATAAGTATGGGTTTAAATTTAAATCCTCTAGTGAAGTAGCCTTGCATGAAGTAATTTATCCTGCACTTAAAGATAAATATGGATATAGTTCACCTGAAGAATGCTTTGAAGACAGAGTAAATCATAGAGCAGAATGGTATGAACTGATTAAAGAATACAATAAGGAGGATAAGACTAAGCTTGCTAGGTTGATTTATGCTGATAATGATATTTACTGTGGAATCAGAAGTATTGAAGAGCTGGAGGCAGTATCGAATGCTGGCTTATATGATTATTTAGTATGGGTGGATGCGTATCCTAGAACTGATGTGGAGCCTATAGATTCTTGCAATATTAGAATGCATGCTACTAACTTTGATTTCTATATTGATAATGCTAATACTATAGAAGCTATGGAGCATGATATAGATTGTATGATTACAGAGATGAATTATGCAAGTAATTAAGCTTAAAGAAGAAGGATGGGAAGAAGCGCTGCTAGGAATGTCATTAAGCTATTACGACCATGCTAATGACCTAGAATCTTGGTGGCCAGATCAATTTCCTAAAGCAGTAAAAAGAGCTGTCAAACTTGCTCATATGGAAGGTAATAGCGGAGAATCTAAATTCCTAGAAAGCATTCAAGTGTGGCTATTCATTCAAGGCACTAGGGGATTCTGGCAGGAATTTGATACTTATAGAGTTGGCATGACTAAGCAATCAGCTAGCACAATGCACACTCTTAATAAGAGGCCGGTTACTACTGATGATTTCAGCACCAGAACTCATCCTGGAATGATAGCTACTTTCGAGGCTAGGCGTATTGATTATCATAATCCTGAGCATCCTGATTATCATAACATTGAAGTGCTTAAGGATAACTTGCCAGAAGGCTGGCTGCAAGAAAGGGTAGTCTGTACTAACTATAAGGTGATTCAGCACATCTGGCATCAAAGAGAGAATCACAGATATAGGGATTGGAGAAGATTTCTTGATAGCCTTATATGGCAACTTAATCACCCGGAATACATTATTGAAAACTATGAGAGAGGGAATAGTAATGGCTGAAAATCTGTTTATTAGCTTTGAGTTGGGCGAGGATTATAAAAGAAGTGGTGTTAAACTACACATGGTCAATACAGCTCACATAACTCAAATAGGGGTTGCTGAAGACATTAAACTATGCTTAACTGACGGTAGCTTCTTACATGTCCCAATTACAGAATTTAATTGTGACCTACTTGGTATTCGCTATCCTGGAGAATAACAATGGACTTATCTAATCTTGAAAATATAGAACACATGACAGGTAAAGATGCTGATGGGAATGAGGTATTTTATCGGCTGTTACCTAAAGAAATGATTGAGCTAAATATGGAGATAGGAATGCACCATCCCCAGTTGCTGATGCTATTACAAGAAGGTCTTAGATCAGATGCTTATGATATCAGTATTTTCTTTGGAATCCTATTTGCCTATTGTGGTATAGTGCTAGATTCTACTAATAGTCCTCATGGATATTCAGTTAAGGAATTATGTGAGCAAGCCAGCAGGGCACTTATTAATAAGCGAGAAAATACAGCAGTAAGTGTTAATACTATTCCATCAGCACAGAGTCTTGTGCAACATCTTATTGATGCTAAAGAAGAAAGTAAAGAAATTAAGATATTGAATTAATCAGCAAGCACAAAAAAGCCCAGTAGGATTTCCTACTGGGCAGTGCAACATCCTTGTCAATGGAGCTATTCTTCAATAGTTTCAAAGTTATTAGGTTTAAATCCTCCCATCAATCTTTGCATATCCGCAGAGTCTTTACTTTTCAGATTAGTGCTAATCCTGTTACTAAGACTAACATTAGCATCCTTCTTAAGATTTAACATAAATCTATTAAATCCTGACTGCTTACCTCCAAGTTTAATATACTCTTTTTGGAAATCAAGTAATTCCTCCTGAGTCAAGTCCCTGTTACCAGCTAAGTTACTCTTAATGGTAGCACCTAAAGCTTTAATAGCATCGTCATGTTTAGCCTTATACACTGTTGATCTGTAACTCTTATCAAGAGCAAGTGCTTCATCAAGAGGCTTGGCGCCTGCCATTCTAGTGACATTCATAAAGCTCATTAGGTCGTTAGCGCCAATTAAACTGCCATGTCTAGTAGTTGCAAAGCTTTGTCCTGCTGGTCCAAGTCCTTGCAATGTTTGAGCCAATCCAGTAAGAGGTCTGCTAATACCGTTGTGCTCAAGTCCTTGCAATAAACTAACTACTGCATCTCCTCCACCTGAAATCCTAGATGTGGTATCAATAAGATTACTAAAAAATCTAGCAGTAATACTTACCATTGGAACATCAGCAGGATTAAGAGGTACAATTGTTATATTCCTTGGATTAACATCCCCACGAGAATACATATTAGTTTTCAAGTCTGGATGAATTAATCCTCCAACATTTGACAGAGCACCATACATAAGCCAGTCCGCCGCATCCTTATCCATGCTAGCATAAGCTTTAGCAAACATATCAGTATGATCACCATTACCGGCGGCATCTCCTACTAAGTGTGTATTAATAGCTTGAAAGGCTGGCAATCCTGACATGCCAAAAATACTGCCTTGGGCTGTCATCATTAATGCCATACTTTTCTTACTACCAGTTGCAGCGTATCTAAAGAAGTTACTAGCCAGTGTAATCATATATGTTTGATACAGACCAACCGCTTGGCCAATCGGACCATTAAACATCATAGGTCTTTGGCTAGCAAGATAAATACCGTTGGTTCTGTTAACAAATGTCTGAATATATGCTTCAGCTACTTGCTGAGATATATGACCTCCAGCTACAGCTAAATCAGTAATTTGCTTCATTACCAAAGCACTTGTAAGCCTAGTCATTTCCTCGGCATAAGCGTTACCAGTAACCTCTGATCCTCGCTTAAGGAATCTTTGGGCCTTATCAAAAGCTAGAGTAATCTTGCCATCTAAATCAAGCTGATATTCCTTACCTGTAAGAGCAAGAGTATCAATTATATCGCTAACATCATTAACGTGCCTAGTACTAAATCCTCTATCAGCAGCCCATGCCCTCATTTCATGATTAAAAGAATCTTTAAGAGCTTTACCTATAAGTTTAGCTGTAGATAAATAATTAAGTTCTGAGCCAGGAATAGTAACATTAGCGATCTTAGCAAGCTCTCCAGCAATAGCAGCATCTCCTTTTTTAATTGCATCTAGAAGATGGCTTGTCTCAGGAGCAAGCATTACGAGTGATCCCACTCTGTTATTAATAGCATTCAGAGCATCAAGCCCAAGACCTATACCCGCTATCAAAGCATTCGAGCGTCTAACATAAGTACCCAAAGCACCTTTAGCTGCTTGGCTATTAGCTAATGCATGAACTGTAGCATCATAATTGATAACATTAATTCCTGCATCTTGAAATGCTTTATTAATCTTATCTAAATCTTCAACTGATACTGCTTTGTCAAAACTAGCTTTTGTGGAGTTCCACAGCTCAGATACTTTACGATCAACATTGTCCTGAAATACCTTAAATGGTATCTTATCAGAATTAGGCATGTTTAATGCAGTTCTGATGTAGCTCATATAAGGATTATCAGATTGTTGTTTTGCAAGATTTCCAGGGCGTAACCAGCCAAGTCTTGACATACTAACATCAGACCAACCTTCTGCCATCTTCTGCAAAGCATCGAATTCCTTACTGTAAAAAGCACCAAAAGTTTCATCCATAAGATTACGCTCTTGCCTGTAATGCCAGTTCATTAAGTGGTCAACAATAATTGAATCTTTAGTTGGAGGCATGTATTCAGAAGCAGCCCCTGTCCTATTAAGAGCACTATCAAAATAATTGTCAGTAAGAGCATCACCCCTTTCATAATCACCTACAGCTTTCTTCCATCTTTCAACTTCTGATTTAGCGGTAGCAGTAGGTTTTCTCACAATACCAGCTTGAAACTCAGCAGGAATAGCAGCTAACTTCTCTTCTAAATGTTCTGGACTATGCGCCCATATCATCTTAATATTACCTTGACCAGTAATCATATGGTCATCAGTAACAAATGCATAGTGCTGATATTTGCTAAGATCAACTGGAGGAGCATATATAACTTCAGGATTATATACTTTCGGAGAATTGCTAAGAGCTCTAATCACTGAAAATTTATTTAATCTTTCCGCATTCATATCTCTATGTGCTTTAATCAGATTAAAAGCTTTCTCAGTTTTTATTGGTATCTCTAGCTCAGCTCCTTCTGGTAGCGTTTTGGTGCCGGCAAGTATCTGGTCATACGCTTCATGTACAAGTTTTTGCTCGGTAGGATGAATAATATAACGCTCACCAGTATTACCAACTTTGTACATTACAGCAGCATAGTCAAGAGTAGCATCTGCATCACCATATAGTTTATATGCTATTGGATGCAACTTACTATTAATAGCATTCTTAGCTTCCTGATAGGCTTTATTATAAACTACACCCATGCGCTCAAATAAACTAGCAGCTGACCCTAACTCACCGCCCGCAGGTTTAAACATTCCTGAGCCAGCTCCCATCCTATTAATGGTACGCATAGCCTCGCTAGGAATTTTAATCATCTGTTTAAATACATCTTCACCTAATACAGATGCTACAGCAGCTTGAGCTGATTGCTCATAAATTTTTTGTTGCGCTCTGATATTAGCCATAAATGGTACAGCCTCATGACCGCCAGCAATTATGGCTTCTGAATCATATACCAACTTAAGCTGATTAGGCTGCATCAGAATATCAGCACCACCTCCTTTAAGCTTGCTGAAATTATTCAGCTCTTGATATTCGCGCTCATATGATTGTAGTGCAAATAAGTCATTGTGAATATTATCACTAGCTCCTATACCTTGAATAGCGCTTTGCCTGACATTAGCAATGTTACTAATAGCGCCATCATCCAAAACATTATCAGCTAAATGTTTATTAATAACTTCTTGCTTAGCAATTTTAAGTCTCTCTAATAAATCATCAGCACTTGAAATAACTTCCTGTTTACCTGTCTCAGATACTACTCTAATACTAGGCAATAATTCAGTAGTCATCTCTCTATAAGCTTTCTCAAGCATAGGAATATCATAGCTGCCTATAATTTGTGATTCCTTAAGTCTAGTTCCTGCCTTCATAGCCCACAAAGTTCTAGCATTAGCTTCAGCTACATCAGTTACTTGTCTAGCATCCCACACCTTATTAGGATTAATTAAATACCTATCAGATCCGGCAAGAACAGCATTTTCTTTAATTACAACTCTCTCACCATTACCAAGTTTACTCCATAAATCAGTAAATAGCTTTGGAGCTGTGTCAATGGTTCCTATCCTTTCGCCCCAAGTATTTAGTAACTTAGTGCTAAATCTATCAGGTAATTTATACTCATCAGCAGGAATTTCTTTACCAGCATTAATCCTTACTTTGAGCTCCTCAACTACTTTTTCAGCTTTAGTTATAATACCTTTACGGGCAACACCTACTAAGCCATTAAGATGCTCAGTAATAGCTTCCATATTCTGACCTGATTTAAGCCATAGCATATTAGTTACTTCATGCAGCTGATTGGTAACATCATCATCACCACCAGCTACAAGTTCTCGCCAAATGCTTCTACGCGAGTCATCTATACGATTATTAGTTCTAGCTTGTTCCCTAGCTTTTAATCTAGTAAGTGCTTCATTACCTTCAATGACTCCAGTGTCAAGTTTAGCTTGGTTTTCAAAGCTGATAGCAAGCTCTTCATACTTTTTGGAGCCAACTGCTATGCCATCTTGCCATCTAGCACCAAGCAATTTTTGGTCTACTAGACCTAGCTCTTTGCTAAAATTAATACCATTAGCTATAGCACCTCCAATGCCTCCAACAGCGCCTGATACCCACGCACCGGTAAATAAGTTGTGAGCAATGTCACCAGCATCTTGATCATCCAATAATGGAGATTTATTAAGAGCAGCTTGAACTCCAGCTTCAAATACTAAGCCCTGAATTGCTTGTTCGCCAACGCCTGTAGCAGCTGCAGCAATAAATTTACCATTCGTCATACTGAACACATTTGAGCTTTCTTTCATAGCAGCCAAGGCTTCAGCATATAGTCTGTCGTGAGTTGGACTTAATAAGCCAGTAGCCTCGCTAGCTCCTAACCCTAGTTTTCCTGTAGCTTGCCAAGTATGCAATGCTTTTGATCCAGTATTATATACCTTGAGTGCGCCAAGACCTGCAGGAATAGATGATGCTATAAATCCAGCGGTGTCAATACCTTCCTTATGAGCATCATAGTATCGCATTAGGTCATCATCAAAAGCTTGCATCCAACTACTAGCTTCTCGCTCTTTAATATCTACGCCAGGAACAATATTAGTTAGGCTAATAGCACTATTATATAGTTGGTTAGCTGCGCTAATTGTAGTTGCAGCTGTGGCTTTCCAATCATAGCCTGTGATACCTCCAATGGCTCCACCCACAATTGTGCCAATGGGGCCAAAAGCTGATCCTAGTACCGCCCCAGCACCGATACCTGAACCAGTTCTAATACCTGCCCCAATAGCTTCCAGCGCAGACATATCGCCATTAATAAGACTATGATTGGATGCTGCATTCAGAAAATCATACTGTGGCTGCCCAGGTAAACTGACTACAACATTGTTTTGATTATCTTCCATAGTTATCTCCTAGTGGCGTCTTCAGGATTAGCATTATCTACAACTTTACCAGCCAACCAATTAAATGCAGCTGGCGCAGCGCCCTTAAGAATACCGCCGCCAATTGAAGACTGTAATGACTGAAATATTAAAGCTGTTTTAACATCGGTAGGATCAGTCATATCAAGTTCACGTTCACCCACACCTCTAATCATATATTTATTTAGCATAGGAATACCAAAGCGAGAATACCCTTGAACAGCATTATTATATGCTAAACCTTCTGAATATAGCTGTGACAAATCTTTAGCTAATTCATTGATATTCATTTTCTTATCGAGAAGTGCTTTAGTAGCTAACTTACTTATTTCTTCAAAAGAAGTATCAGTATCGCCAACTTCAATTTTAGGCTTAATATATTCATTAAAAAATCTACTCTTTTTAGCCGATGCAAATTCAGCTAGCTGTACTGGTTTTGGTAACTTAGTTAAGTCACTAGATTCAGGATCTTTCATTGTATCAGCAAAGTATTGAGCCACATTGTAATCAACTTTCGCTCTTAATTCTTTTGCACTAATATTTGGATCTGCTTGCTTAAGTGCTTGCTCTTCCTTCTTAATCTGGTTAGCAACAGCTATAGCAGTTCTTTCCTGCTGCGGAGTAAGCTTAGGCTGCAATACTTGCAGGGCATTAATAGCATCGGTAGGCACAAAACCAAACGGCACCACAGGATGCTTACTAGGATCAGCTTTGGTTTGCAGTACTACAGAAGCCATGGAGTCTCTTACTGCTTTCCAAGCTAAGCCATAAGCATCTTGTGGATTCTTAGCTAGTTTTATACCCTCATTAATAACTTTTTCAGCATCGTAAATATTATCAGGAATATTAATAATGCTATTGGCACTAATTGAAGCTACAACTTGTTTATATCTATTGACAGTATCTTGCTTGCCTTGCTGTATAGCTACCGCTTTATCAAGAGCAAACTGCTGTTTAGCAGTGACTAACTCGCTCTTCAATTTAGCAGCTTCCTCTTTACGCCCAGCTTTTTCAGCCCTACTCATGCGATCTTCAAGATCAAGAATTAATTTATTTGCATGATCTTCCTGCTTAGCGTCCCATTTAGTTTGAGTAAATTCCATGCTTTGTTGCTTAAAATCATTAGAAATATCATGTTGTTTTTTAACCTCTTCAAATTGCTCTTTATCAAGATTAAACCTTTCTTTAGCCATAGCAACATTAACTTGAAAGTGTCTTTCAGCTTGAGCCATCTGTTGCTGTTGCAGTATGGCAGATTCTTGGTGCTGAGCTGCTGACATCATAGCATTATTACCAGTCATTACTGCTTTTAGTGCATCTGAATTTTTTCCTATAGCATCAAGCTTTAATTGATCTGCTGCCTGCTTATTAGAAATTGCCTGTAATTCCAATTTCTTAGCAGTAAGGTCTTCATTAACAGTTTCAGATACAATCTTATTTGTTAGCACGCCTTGCTGAATATCATAGTTAATTCCGCGCATTTCCTGAGTAGCCATTTCAGCTCTATTAGATGCAGCATTAGCTTTTTCAGCAACAGCATCTTTTTGGAACTGGTTAACAAGCCATTCAAGCGGGTTATCAAGAAAACTTGTAGAAGCTAATTGTTCATATTCAGCAGTTGCTGCTAATGCTTCATTAGATGCCTGCGTTCTTGTCTTAGCAAGCTGTTCCATACGATAATTACTCGCTTTAGGATCAGCACCCAAAGCAGCAGCAAGAACCTTACCAACATTAATTGCTTGATTCTCATCTAACAGCTTCTGTTTTTCAATACTTTGCTTTAAGCTGATACCCTTATCAGCGGAATCAGTAATTGCTTTAGTTGCTTCAGTAGTTTGTTGGTATATGGAGCCAAACTCTCTATTAATATTCATTTGAGCTTCCATTAAGGAATCTATTAAACTTGCCATATTAAACTCCTTGGGCTAATACTAATTTTCTCACCTGTGATTTCATCCAAGCTGACCACAGCAATACTAACGGTCTAGTAATTTGAATCATAATTTTGCTAGCCAGAGTACGGCCATGCAACCAATTAGTAACAAAAGGAATAGCCCAGGAGTGGTACCAAGTTACCAACTGAGGATTTGTTGCCTGAATATAGTAACCATAGATGCTATCAATCGCATAGGTGGCATCATCAATGTAGCCAAGCTCGTGCATTCTTGTACAGATAACTTTATCAGAATTAAAGATACTGCCAATAGCTGAGCCAATACCACTAAGCAGTCCTTGGCTACCAACACTGGTAAGAACATCTAAGAAATCCTGACCGCCGCCAGTAGTTTGCTCGCCAGTAATTGGATTAGTTGTAGCAGATTTAAGCCCCTCAGCAATCTTACCAGCTCCAGATTCAAAGCTTATATCAAAAATATTACTTAAATCCGGCTGCTTAAATGTAGGAGTGAAATCAATATTAGTACCTAGTGATGGAGAGGCATCAGAGGTAAGACCTTTAATTAATTTACTTCCTATCACGGCACCGCCAATACCAAGAGCCGCCATTAATGGGTCAATCTGACCAGCGGTTTTCTGAGTGCCTGTAGCTGTATCAGTGGTTGAGCTAGTAAGTTGCCCAAGAGTTCCAGCAGCGCTAAGTTTATTAGCAGTATTCTGATTCTGTTGAGCAAGATCGAGTTCAGCGGCTTTAGCAGCAGCAATACCAGCTACCTGATTGACATTTTCTTTAGTAGCTGATGAATTGAATATACCAGAACCACGCTCAGCAGCACCGATGGATGGCATGCTCTGCCTAAAAATCTGATCAATAGCATTAGATACAGCCTTATCAGTACTTGGCCCTTGGCTATTAAGAATTTGAGTCAGGGCATTAAGCGCATCAGGACTAGCTGTTTTGGAGCTAGTGGTTTTGCTAGTGCTAGTAGTCTTACCTGAGCCAGCGAATAATTGAACAAGTGAAGGGATAGCGCTAATAATGCTAGCGCCTGAATTAGTTGGAAGATTACTTGCCATTATGAATTCTCCTAAATAAAATATGTTACTAATACTAGCCTATTCTAGGCCCGTAAATTGTTCCAAGCACTGACCATGTCACTAATGAATCTCCATCAACTGCTGCTCCTGAGGCACCGCCAGCTCCGCCTATGCGAGTTGCACCAGATACCACATCATAGCCATTACCACCATTGCCACCAGCTTGACCATAAAAACCACCATTACCACCAGCTCCTCCATTACCATAACCTGCACCGCCAGCTCCTGGGGAACTAAGATTGCCATCAGCTCCTTGATTACTATAAGGTAACTTAGCACCAGCTTTACCGTTACCAGCTCCACCCCCACCTGAGCCTCCATCTGTGTCCCTAGCGCCAGGTGGATCAGCTATGCTACCAGAACCTCCTGAGCCACCGCCTCCACCACCGCCAGCGATTACTCCATTATTAGTAATTGTAGTTGGCACTCTAAGTTTTATTCCAGTGCCTCCAGAGGTACCAGGTAAACCTCCCGGCCTAGCACTAGCTCCACCTGTACCTCCTTTACCAAGTATTGCGCCAGAATTATTAATGGTACATGTGGAACCAGCAGGTAAGGAGCCAGTGTCAAAAGCTGGTAATGACAGTGAATTACTATATACTCTAGCTGCTTGACCTATGAATACTATTGGGTGAACCACACTTGTACCATCCCAACCATTAGCTAGTAACATGGATGCTACATTGACATTAGCTGTGTCCACAAATATAGCCAGCCCGCTAGAACCACCAATTGGAGCATTAAGCATGTGAAGGATTCCAGCCATACTAAGATACTCCAGCGCCTAGACATATCCATGAATTAAGTCCTATTCTTCTAATAGTTGCACAGCCCCAATTACTAAGAGTTCTATTACCGGTAGTTGTAGTTCCAGCTAGAATTAGAGTAACCCCTGATGCAGCAATAATTGATATATTTGATGAGCTAATATTAATAATACTAATTGTAGTTCCCAGTGGAAACTTATAGCCTATAGTATTTTCATTAGGAATTGTAACATTAGCAGTTGTCTCAATACATTGGCCTCGATCAAGATAATCAATAGTATAAGGTGCACTCTGCGGATTAGCTGGTACATCAAGATATTTATCAGTACCATTCTGTAGTTGCCTTAGAGCTCCATATATTATTAGCAGTTCCTTAAATAACTCAGGGTCTTTAGTTTCTGGTACCATGGGCAATCGCATATCTATGGTATTATTTGGTGTTACATAATTATCAGCCATAAGAGATACTCACTTATCTGTTACCATTCTTAGTAAATATAACTACTAAGCCCACAATATGAAAACTGCCATTGAATTTAATTGCATGATTTTGTCCTATTGTCATACAATAGTATTCTCTGATATTGTCACTTATAACTTCGTATGGAGTAATAGCTGGCTGAAAATTCTTACCATCTAATGAAGTTAATACTCCTACTGAAAAGTCATTATTACCTGATTCAATAGTTTCCACAGTGAACCCCTGAACTGCTAGTGTATTAGCGCGAAATACTTGATACTTACCCATCAGCAATACTGCATCAGCATTATAGTTTTGGTAATCAAAATTAGCTAATTTAATGGTTCCATCAGCCTGCAAAAATGCTAGACTATGTTTAGCCTCAGCAGCTTGATTAGGAGAAGGTGGAACCCAATCAGCATAGGTAGCTAAGCCAAAATCAGCATAAGTAAGTGTACCAAAATCACTAATAGTAACTATGTCTGAATTCTTAATACCAAAGCTAAGATCAAAAATCTGAACATGATCTAATTTAATCTTACCCCAACGCTTCAGAGCAGCATCGTATATAATAGCATAATTAAGCCCTGACTGGCCATAACTAATACATAGATATCTGCTAGCTATATAAGCTACTTTAATTGATGGCTCACTGGTAAGCTTAGTGATTGTGAAAGTATTAGTAACTGGATCAAAATCATCAATAAGTCTTCCTGATAGGAAATCAGTAACTTCAGGATGCACTGAAGTACAGCCAGCAAGAGTAACTTTTAATAGTCCTGCTGTAGTCCAAGCATAGTTAGAGCCTTCATCCCCAGTAAGAGATATGCTATATACACCTGAGATACCAGCCCCATTAGGAGCCTCTTTAAATATCCAAGGATATTGCACGTTACCAGAAAAGGTAGCTACAACAATGTTACCTTGACAGTAAATAGCAAATCCGATACCAACTTTAGCAAGAGCAATAATAGCGCCGACCATAGCTGTAGGAGTACCATTACCAGCACCAGTAATCTGGCTAGCTTTAAAATCAAGAACATTAAGAGCACTTGACCAATAAAGAGTAGCTCCATCATGTGCTAGCAAATAGTTATTACTGGATGCAATGCCTACTATGCTAGCATTAGTTGTGGGGCTATCCCAAGTAAGAGCAGCTATGCTAAGGGTTCCAAGTACCAGATCAATAGTGAATATGTTAAATTTTGAATAACAAATGAAAGAACTACCGGTAGCGTCAGCTACAGTCACATCAGCATAGGATGGCTGCCCTGCTGGAGTCACATCTTTCCACACTGGATTAGCGCTGGTAATGAGATAAGTTCTTGAATCTGTAATAGCTATATGACCTCTGTTACCGGCAAAATCCTTCACAGGGAATATTCTCTTGAATCCAGTGGAACCAGTAACAGGATCAATAACAGAATCATAGGCTATTGACTTATACCCATATTTGGAAGGTAACACATTATGCATATACAGGGCTTCAGGAATACCTTTATCTCTGTCCTCAGTAGAGCCTAAAGGAGCTGGATCATAATTCTGATCTATACCTTGCTGAATAACTGTCTTACCCTGAAATGTTGATACTAAAGGAAATTGTGCATCAGTAAGATTAGCTCTATAGTATATCTGAGTCATAATGAGTTACCTTAATATTATTGCTTTTATAATTCAGAACTGAAATAACACATAGCATTTCCTGCAGTAGTATTATACATATAGAATGCAGTACTTACATGATAGAATGTACAAAAATCAGTACCTAGAATTATAGATGATGGAGTAGCTCCCTGCCATGAAGCACCTTGTGCTGAAGCTAAGCTAAAAGTAGTAGTTCCTCGCTTAGGTACTTTATAAAAGTAATTAGATTGAAATGCTGATCCTTGTGGGATAGCAAAACACACTCCGCCTCCTGTGCTAGATACTCTTTCAAAATACCTTTGAGCCATAGCTAACTCTACATGCTTAGGTCTATTATCAAAAGTAGTAGCAGCGTTTCCAGCTGCTACTTGTACCTGAGCTATATGCACATTGGTACTAGAACCTTGCCCAAGGCTATTAGTTCTAGTATTAAAACTAGAGCCTGCATCATACCAGAACAGTACTCCTAGATAATCATCATTACTAGTGCCTATAGTTTTACCTGTAATGGAAGGCAACGTTACAGTAAAAGTGTATTTAGTCCAAGTAGTAGTTAAAGTTTTCTTACTAACTAAATTAGAGTTAACTGAAGCATTAACTTCTGCTGAGCCGCCAGTACCAAAGTTCTGTACCAGCTCTACAGATATATCTCTAGTCCCAGTTGAAGCTTTAGCATAAAATGATAAAGTGCATTGCTGCCCAGCTAAAGTACGTACTGATTCTATCCTTTGCTCTGACCTAGCATAGTTACTAGCCCCTACTACAGGAGTGGCTCCAGCTCGTAAATAATAAGTAGGCTCTCCAGGTACGTCAGTCTGACCAGGAGTAAAGCTTACTTGAGCTAAACTGTTAGCACTACCCACATAAGAATGCCTCCATCTGTCAAATAAGCCGTAGCCATTTAAATTACCAACACTGCCGCCAGCATCATAATTTTCTAAGTCAAAGTTACCGTTAATTATTTTATTCTTATAGCCAATACCATTAGTTCCCCCAGCCATTGGAATAATGGTGCTTTGAATATAGGATTTAAGGGTTCTCACCTCCTCAGCAAGAATATATGCATAGTCTGTCAGAGCTGGCTGAGTGGTATTAGTAGCATCAGGGGTATATACTGAAGGCATTATATTGCTCCTATCTCGTTCTTGATAATATCTAATCGGTGATCCTGCATTGCTGCAAGTTGAAACTTATATTCATCAGTCTTGCCAATGATTCTGAATATCTCGGCGGCAGCATGAGTATATAGAACATAATCATACATATCAGCCATCCAGTCAGAATAGGTACTGGTATTGGCAGTGGAAGGTACTGAGTAATAAGTGATTTGCACGTTATCCACTTGCCTAGGCGCTACGATATTAATATTGCTACCTAGGCGATACCAGTAACATTGAATCTCTTGCTGGTATCCATTAAATAAGTTATCATGTGCTCGCTCTTTAAATATCAGTTGCCCAAAATAACCAGCTCTGGAATTAAAGCTATCAGCAAGTGGATTAATATATTCCTTAATTTCAGTAATCTTCCTAGCCTGTGGATATAAGCTTAAAGAGGCTAATGACAACGTGTATCTGAAATTATTAGGACTAGGCTGGCTCAAAGCTACAGAAGCCAGAACAGCTAAGTCTCTAGGATAATCTATTGCTGAGTGCTCTTTAATAATAGCACGTTTGAGTGCACGAGTAGTTTCAGCTACTAAATCAGGCCTCTTAGTAATACCTATAACACTGTCGCTAAGATCAGTAAATGTTGTCATTAGCTAGCTCCTAATTATTTAGACTTGCCCAATACTGGTTTAGCAGGTGCCGGCTTAGCTGAATTTTCAGTATTGGCTACAAAACCAGCATCAGCAAGAATATCTGGGTTAGCTTCAATCAGTGCATCAACCTGACCAGTGACTACTGCTTGAGCCAATAAGTTATCAACTTGTCTGATTTGTTCAGTACCAGCAAGTGCAGCTACAGTCATTGGACCTTGCACAATACTATTGTTAACAGCTCCAGCAAAAGCCCCATTAGTAATTTTAGTTTGAATAAAATGCTCTGGGTTATTAGCATCGTATTCTTCAATTTTGAAACCTTCCCCAAATAATGCAGTAACATTTTCAGGCAGAGAATCAAACCAAAGCTTATCTTCGATAATACCTTTGCCGCCAGTAATATTGAATCCTTTTTGCGCGCCTAAATTATAAAAAGTATTAAGCGGATAATCAAATATAATAATTTTAGCCATGTCAGTTTCCTAGTTAATTAGGCCATCCTTGGCCATTAGTATTAAGGGTTAAGAGTACAAAGTACCGTCAGGTTTAACTGCTTTCTGCACGTTAGTCATAATGCCAGAACCAGCAGGGTTTTTATTCAATACAGTCAATTCAGACAACAGTGAACCGCCTACAGCATCGATAGCATTATCAACGGCAGTACCAGCTTGGTTATACTCTTCTGATTTGGTTTTGCGGCCAGTCAAGTAAGCTACTGAAATAGCAGCAATATCAACAGCCAATACCAGAGTTTGCCAGAATGGGTTAGTATTGAATAATGGATGCTCAATGATGATTACATCACCACGAGTCAAATGCAATCTGCTAAAACGCAAACCCCATTCAGTTTTACCATTCTCAATAAAGTAGTTAGCGTTAAGAGCACCTAATCTATTCAGGATCATGTGAGAGGTTCTACCTACGAATACAACGCGCTCCATAGCAGACATTGGATCATAAGCCATATCGAAGCAGTTATTAATCCACAGTTCAAAATCATTCATGCTAAGGGCACCAGCAGTAGGAGTAGTAGAGCCTCCTGGAGTTGATGCCACGCCACTATTAGCATAAGTAACATTATTGCTGGAGCTGTTACCTGGCAAGAACAGGTTAGCAGATTGTGACAGCTTGATCTGGTTAATAATACCATGCATGGTTCTACCAGCATAGCCAGAAGAAGCACCGCCTGACAAGGTAGCAGACGAGTTACCAACACCAAAAATCATAGATGCTTCAATATCCTTAGCATGGTATTGAGCACATTCACCGCGAGATTTAGCAACATTGGTATCGCCAACTAAGTTTTGAATAGCAGCAATAGTACCTGATACAGCCCAAGCATTCCTAAAGATTTGAGTATAGTTAACTACACGCACTTCTTTAGTCAGCACTGAGTTAGGACGAGTACTAGCATCAGCAAATGCATTACCAATATATACGAATAAGCCGGCAGCGGTACCTGACACAGTATATACACCACTAGCAGTCAAGTTACCAGCACCTACGTTACCTATGTCGCGAGTAACAGTAACAGTATCAGTAGATACTGAAGTTACCTGAATAACTTCGCCAGTCATTGCAGTATCTGGAGTACCCATTGTGCTAGTGCTAGGATTCCAAGTACCTACATAACGGTATAAACCACCAGGAATAGCCTGTGCACCGTTACCAGTAATAACAGTAAAAGTAGTAGTATTAGCTGCTGCTACTGTTGATGCCAATTGCAATGCAGGGAAAATAAGAACTTTAGCATAAAAGCCATGCTCAATTTGAACAGCAGTTTCTTCTTTAACACGAGCAGAAAGACCCAGTAAAGTAGCATCACCACGCGGCAGCAAGTATTGCACCATAGTGGCAAATGATTTCTTTACCATATCAGAGTTAATTAGAGGGGTAGCAGTTGGATAGCCGCTAATATCAAAAGCGCCGCCTGCTGATTGTGATAAGCCTGGAGATCCTGCAAAACCAGGACCGAAAGGACCGTAATTAGCCATAATATTTTACCTCAAATAAGAATAAGATTAATTTGTTAGCCATGCAGACCAGTCAGTTTCTGGCTGAGCATTAGCAATTTGATTAGAAAAACCTGCTGGAGCATTAGCTTTCTTTACTAAATCTGGATTAAATGCTTCACCTGCTTTTGCTAAATATTGGTTAAGATACTTATTAAGCTCTTGCTGGCTAGCATTTGGAAACTTAGCTATGATTTGTTGTTGTGCTGCTTTTACTATAGGAGCAAAAGCTGGGTTTGTTAACATTGGGTTACTAGCTTGAACATTCTCAGCCAGCCCCATGGATTTAATGGTTTTAGCAATTCTTTCATCCATTGAGGATTCAGTGCTCTTAACAGCAGCTTCAATAAGCTTGGTGGTAGCCATGGCATTTTGCTGATAAGCCAGGCGGCTAGTAGCATTAAGCGCTTCTAAGGTAGCTGCTACTGCATCCTCTCCACCCATGGCAAGACGTTGGCGAATCTCAGGAGTAATAGCTTGTGTGTAATCAATCTTACCAGCAATTTCAGCTAACTGGTTTGGATCAAGATTGAAATTAAGACCTTGCTGACCACTGGAATTAGGATCAGTTTGCCATAAAGTTTCAAACGGATCAGGCTCTTCGACTGCTGGAGCAGGAGCTGGAGCAGGAGCTGGCTCAGGGTTAGCAGCAGAAGCTGGTGCAGCATTATTAGCAGGATTTGTTCTAAAAATTGAATCTAAGAAAGCCATTTTGATATTCCTTATTGGTTATTTGTTAATTTTTCTTTCAGGGCGTAACCCATCAACGGCCAAAGCTCATTTTTAGCGTTTTCAAATGCTATTTCTTCGCCAATCTCTTGGTTATCGTTTTCCACGGAAACAGCAGCAGATGGCTTACCAGTCACAGCAAAGCCATTTTTAGTGGTAATTACTGCCCATCGTAAGATTCCACCTCCTTTTGAAACATGCTTAACATATTCAACATCAACTATGTTAGCTTCTAAATCAGCTAGTGTAACTCTAGGAGCTACTAAGTTTTTAGCTACAATTTTTGATTCTAAATTTTGATCACTAATAGACATAATTTTATTCCTTATTAAGGTTTCTTGATGCCATAACAGCATCTGATCTTGATAACATGTATTGCAATATAGTAAGTTGCCCTTTAAGTGCAGCATCTTCTAATAATGATTTACTAGGATTAGCTAAATCATGCACAATACCTGCTCGTTGTATTGCAATGTCAGCAATATCATTTTGTATCACTGCACGTTGCTCTGGTGAAAGATAATAGCCTAAAGCTTGCTCATCTTCCGTTAATTCATATTGTGTAAAGCAATTATTAATTTGTATCATTCTGTGCTCCTAATCTCTTCTTGATAATCATATTCACCTTCTTTCCAGCCTGCTTCCCACCAGGAGGATAAACCCATAACTCTTCTGGTCTTATAAGGATTATCAGTAATTGGCTTACCTCTCTTGGCTGCTTCATAACCTAAGCTCTTAGCTCTCATGGCATTGTGCTTTTCTGCTTTGTTCATTTTACACTTCCTAATTTCTTAGTATCAGCCCCATTATATTTGTCAGCAGATCTTGCTACTACCAAACCAGTCATGCCTCCTATCAGTGACATAATCTGCTCAGTAGGAGTTGATACAAATATTGGAGGAAACCCGAATAGACCTACTAAGCCATTAGCAATAGGAGCAAATAAGAAGTTATAGCCAAGACTGGCAGCTCCTACCCAACCAAGAGCTGGACGCCAACCGGCTACGAATACTGATGGATGCTTAGCTTCCTCCTTATTAATATCAAGTTGAGTTATTAGTGAAGCCATTTCAGCTTTAGCCTGCTCTGTTACTTGAGCTATCTTAGCTTTCTCAACTTCAGTAGCATCTGGCCAGATTCTAGTAATAATATCATCTATTAGTTTACTACCTTGGGCAATTGCATCATCTATTCCAAACATTGATTTCTCCTAGTAATAATTACATCTGTTCTGCTGATTCAGGTTGCTGTTCTCCACCTTGCTGACTAGCTTCCATTATCTGCTTAATAATACTTTCATTACCTTCATCCTCTTGCTTATCAACAGGGCTACCATCAGGATTTAGACCGAAATCAGCAGGTTTAGGCTGTGGTGGGAATTGCTGCTGCGTAGCTTGCGGATTAGCTTTTAGTATTTGCTCGATAGCAACCTGCCAACTCATCTGAGCTTGCTCATACATAAGTTGCTGCTTAGGTTTCTTGAAATCCTTAATATCAGCACCTTTCATCTTAAGCAAGTAAGCAAATACGTCACCAGCATTATATTCAGCGCCTATCTGAGGATTAGTGCTAAACATCTGTAATGCTGTCTGCCAAACATCTGCGTGCATTTCTTGGTTAGCAGGAATAGCACCATCGCTAATTTTAAATTCCCAGATAGCTGATCTTATTAGCAGCGGGTCAACAAGAACTTCATCCTCAGTTTCAGCATAATAAAGTGATTCAGCTCCTTGATACTGCATTATATTAATGGAGATAATATATTTAAGAGGAGTAAAGAATTGATCCTCTAATACTATTGCTTCAGCTTTAGGCTTACTTTCAGCATTATTCATAATGCTTTCGTATTCAGAAAGTGTCTTATTACCTTTTACGAATTGACCTCTCTGAGCTTTATTCTGGCCTGATACTGAATCAGCCATTGCAGTAATTACCTGTGTTTCCTGCAATCCTATGCTAGCCTGGTCATCATTGAAAGGGATAGGCATATAGACTTCATTAAGCGGGACACCTTGATAGGCAGCTGGCTTAACAGGAATCTTTGCAGCAGGATTAGGACTATTAATATTCTTCTCTTCCACATAAAGAGGATTGAATAAGCCTTTATCACTAATAGCTCTGCGTCTGGATGCAATTACTGAATTCATCAGTGCTGAAGCGACTTGCTGGAATGGCTTCACATTAGCTGCTAGTGACTTGGTTTGATACTTAATGCCATCGTCATTAGGACATGCAAATATGATAGGAATCATCTCATGAGCATTAGTTTGGCGCTCAATATAAATGATAGTGCTAAAATTAACTATCATGAATTTCCATACTTGTGGAGTATTAGGCTGTGGAGCTTTAATGCCAAAATCTGATGGCAGAATGCGAGCATAAAGAGTACTGATGATATAGAGTCCCTTATAGGCGATGCCATTATTATTTTGTAAGCCAGCCCAGCTGAACCAATCCATACCATTAGTTAGTGACTGAACAGCAGTAAGAGCTTCTGGATTTACTTGTGGGATATAATATTCAGTAAGCATTGTGCCAGAGCTAAGGGCATCATTGATATTACCAATAATAGCATCCTCACCAAGCTCAGCAATGATTTGTTTCAGCCTGTTTCTGCTTACCAGATCATGATAACCAGCATATTCACCTTTAGTAGCTACCTCATGTGGCATTACTGTAGTATCCCAGAAGGTATTATATAAGTCCATTCTCTTAATAGCGTTACCTTCCCAGATAATGTTTCTTGGCTTACCTTCCTTACTAGAGAATTGCAGATCAGTTTCTACCAGGGCAGTATTCACCTTAGTCCAGGATACCTCGCAAGCGCCAATACCATATTTAGCACAATCCCTGAAGAATTTAATAAGCTCAGATTTCCAGCGACCTTTGCGAGCTTGATTATCAATAAGAGCATTCATCTGCACAGCAGCATCAGCATATTTAGGAGGGGCTACTACTGGGAACATTGGGGTCTGACTGCAAAAGATTTCAGCCATTGATGCTTTCCAGGATTCCACTTGATCCATTACTATTGGAACAGTGATATCTTGAAATTTGGATGCATCACCCAAGTTATTAGCAAGGCGTGCTTTGATATGCTCTTCAGTCTTATTATTCTCTCTATAGTATTCCTTATCTGCTGCTTCCAGAATTGAGCGAATCTGATAGAAATATACCCAGCGGGTTCTGATATTCCACAGGTATGATACTATGGATGCTTGTGATTCTTTACTGATTTTAAGAATTGTTTGTGCGCTAGCCACTTGGTTATCTCCTATTAAATGTTATTTCTGCTTCTGTACCCACCTGCCAATCATAAGCTGGCGCTTTCTCACTAGGCGCTATCGGCTCAAATTCTGGTGATAGCCCGGTGAACTTAACTATGCCAGCCACGTAATCTCGATCTACTTGCATTACTACTAGCTTCGATTGAATCACTAGCAACAATTCAGGCTCATCAAGAACTATATGAGTAGGCACTTCAATATAGCCTCTAGCATTCTTATTAATAGGAACTAAAATAGACATGTTTCCTCAACTCCTAGCACATCACCTGATTCTTGGTTAGCTAGCATATTATGAATAGTAATTAAATGGCTGAATTCAGTAAGCACCTTAGGAATGTATGTGATACAGTCAAGGATGCCATCTACGTTATTTGTTTTTAAAGCATTGAAATCAGTAATTTGCCTAGCTGCTAGCGGCCAAGCTTCTGGATGAATTAGTATCTCCCCTGTCAGCAGCGATTTGAACATATCAAGGATTCTACTATTTTTAGAGCGGCTACCAGAATAGATAGGTTCCACATGTAGCTCATATAAGCCTAGTTTGAATCGGTACTTATCCATCCAGAACTTTAGGCTATATTGATAAGCATTTGCCTCAATTGCTATCAGACTGCATCCCCACTTCATCGCTAGCTGAAGAGTTCTAAGAATAGTATCCTCAGGAGAATAGCGGCCTTCATCAAGAATTCGCACTACAGGGATGCCAGCAATGATTTGATTCACACTGATTGTGACACTATCAGAATTCACCTTATCATTTGATGGATCAATAATAATAAAGTTACCAGCACTGATTTCATCTTCTCCGAAAGGGAAGGCAGGAATCTTTGACATATCAATATTATTATTTGCATTAGCTGTCTCATCATTAAGGACTTCAGCATAAAAGATATTTTCAAATCCATGTCGCTTATCATTGATGAATTCAGCTAGTAACTGCTTAAGAGGTTTAAGCTCCTCCCAGAGGGAAGTACCATCAGCAAGGATGCCACCAACAATGAATTTAGTCCATTCTGGATTATGCTTTAGCTTTCTCAGAATGCTATAAGGAGTTGGATACATATTAGCTAGAAATATGTATAAGCAACCTTTATGGGAAGCTGATTTCATAGCAGTTCCTAGCATCCACTGTTCTATACCAAGTGATACTGATTCGCTATCTGCATCCTCCCTGGTTTGAATGTCATCAAAAATCATTACATCAGGACGCTGATTTTTTATATTAAGACCACGAATAGCACCGCCTTGGCCAATAGCAGTAAGTACGATATTGCGGCCACGAAATCCGAATCGTTTCTGTTCTTGAGTATCTTTCTCTAAGCCAACTCTCCAGTCACCAAATAGGGAAACTATATTAGGCTCATCTAGCATTGCTGCTATGTCACTGATAATATTCTGAGCATGAGTAGCAGTGGAGCAGATAACAGCAATGTGATTCTTATTAGTAAAAATAATAATCCAAAGGACAGCTAGCTTAATGATAGAAGTTTTAGCAAAACCCCTTGGAAACCCAATTGCTATTTTGCTAAAATCTCTAATCTTAATAGCATGATCCTGAATGATTTGCCAGATAATATGATAGGTTTCAGGATAGGCATATTCAGTGATAAGAGGTAACGCAAGCATAGCAAAGAAGTCTAAATCATGTCTTGCAAGTTCATAAGCTTCAGCATGATTTAGACTGGTCTCATTTATGTCTTGATAGAGATTAGCATCTTTATTATTGCTATACATATTGTGCCCTCAGAGCCAGCAATAAGGACATAGCATTTTTATTAGCTACTCTGGCGGCCTGGCTGCTACCTACTGAACGACGGCTATTCATAAAAGCTGAGCGCCCTTGATTTTGGTTTTGGAAGCTGTTCGCTTGATTCATATTCATTTGAGTGTTCATTGCTAAGTATCTCCATATTGGATGATTGCATTGTAAGTAAGTTCTTGTCACCTGCTTGCACTATTTGGTTATTGATGTCTTTCACATAACGTTGCAATAGCTGAGTAGGTAACATTAAGTTTACCACAGTATTGCTAACAGTGTGAACATTATTATCAGAATTTGCACCGCGTCTTTTGAGGCTATTGATTGCTACCAAGTTTCTGACCTTCTCTGTGGTGGTTTTGAATGCTAGCGGGTTGTTATCAATATCCTGCTCAATCTTGCTGAGGAGCTTATCTTCAAGCTTATCATAACGTTTATCCCTCTCAGTGGCTTCTGTGAGGTTAGCTAGCTTGTAATCTTGCACCTTAGCTTTGAAATTATCATCCGCTAGCAGTTGTGAGATATAGGAAGGATCACAGCCTACCGCAGCGGCTACCCGATGGCCTTCAATGCCTTGCCCTAAGAGCTTGCAAATTCTGTCTTTCAAGCCTTCAAATTCAATGTCCTGGTTCATGTCCCGGCTCCAATAATTTTTATTTATACTTATTATATAGAGGATGCCAGGGATTCTTGCGGGTTTCGTCTCCCGTATTTTTGTATTGGTAACAATTAAATCAATCAAGCTAATAGTGATAAGGCTGCTACTGGCAGTGCTAGAAAAATTTAGAAAAATTTTTGAGGTTCAATAGGAACTCGCGCGCGCCAGGAACTAAAAAGGCCCTGACCCCTGGTAACAATGTTATAACATTGCATTATTGGATTTATTTTGTGATGTAGTTCACAATTTTGAGTTATTAATTAGCTGGGTTACTAGCATTGGGTTAGAATCAAGGCTCGTTTTAATTAATTTGATTCTAACGCTACTTAGCAACAAGTGAGGCTAATATGAATACCAACATCTTGAACCAACAAATTAAAATTGCTAATGCTATATTGACTAATAGCAACATATTTACCAGGAAAGAGCAGTTAAAGCTGATTGCTGAAATTCCAGCCGACATTAGACTGACTGCCAGAGTGGATAGACTAGTCAGGAAATACACCTGTTTTGATGGCATTAGTAACTTGCTGGCTGCTAAAGGTAACTATCGGCCTACACTCTATACTAATGCAGCAAGCAGAGTGCAAGATAGAGAGGAACTTAAACTGATCGCTGACTATTACGATGCTTGCATGGCGCAAAATGGTGATTCTCGCAGGGCTTATCGGGTATAATGCGGGAATCAGGCTATAAATAATACACAATGCGGGAAAATGGTTAAATGGCTATATGGCTACTTTCCCGCATGGAATTCCACTAACTCATCATTCTGAGGCTTGTATTACCCAATACAAGCCATTTCCCGAATTGTTACCAACATTCCATGCGCAAAAGTGGACATATGGTTAGTTGGCTACATGGCGTCCGGCCCCGTTCGGGCCCCTTTTCCCCCATTCCCTGTTACTAACATTCCCTACTACTGCTTGTATCACTCTTATACTCAATATCTGAGTTACTATATACTACTATATCTCTTTTCTGACCTCTTTTTAACAGAGAGGGGGTATATTTAGTGGCTGTTGAGCCTAGAGTTAATAGTAATGATACTACTGAGTATAAGAGTAATACAAGGTATAGAATGATGAGTTAGTAGCAGGAACAGCCCGATAGGCCAGCCCAAATGGTACCATAGCCAACTAGCCAACTAGCCATATGGCTACTTTTCCGCCTTTTGTATCATTTGCAATTCAGGATGCAAGCTTTGCTGGTAATAAGCTAATTAATTATTATTTGAGGCTTGACAAGGATGAATAATTGTGATATGTTGCAGGTGCAATTTTGCATTTCCGCTAACTTATGAGACTAAGCTGATATGAGAAACTATAAAATAAAAATTGTATCCAAGGACAAAACTTATGATAATTTGCAAATACCAGCGAATTCATTTTTTGATGCTGCAAATAAGGCATGTATTAATAATTTACCTGGCTACCAAGTTATTCCTGGTGGCAAAAGCTACCCAATCAGCATAAGTAATGATGGGATACTGATTGAAACTAAATCGTTTGAAGCAATTAATCATAGCCTAGGTTTAGGCGCGTTAATCTGGGTAATGTTATGAATATTATTAATAACCTGAATTATTTCGAACTGATCCTGGTAGCTCTTATCCATGCATTATTTATATGGATGATGATATGAGACTAGATTTAATTAAGCATAATAGAGTGATAGCGCATTTTAGTAAACAGGATATTAATATTAAGGATATAATATTTTTGCTTCAGCTTGGTTATCAGATAAGGCTGAGTGATAATCAACTTGATTGTTATCAAGCCTTGGCCGAAGGCCACCTGCAATAAGATGGTTACATTCAATACATTATTATTTTATGATTCTACATTAACAGGTAATACTTATGATTCTACAGTGCTCAATATCAGGTATCAGCTATCAAGCTGGTAACCTATTTAGCTCGATAAGAGCTAGCCATAATCACCCAATATTTTCACTTTCTAGCAAACAATTGATTAAGATTGCAACTAATTCCTGGATAAGAGGCAATCTTAGCAAGGCTGAATCTAGGCTATTAGCCTTAGCATTATTTAATGCCACCGGCCTTGTCACATTTCAAGAACCGATTCCAGCCAGCCCGCAAGCCTTGCAAGCACAGGAATCATCAATAGCTAGTGCCATTCCCGGCTTGCTGGAATTTCATGATTTTATTGCTAGCTCCCGCCCTGGCGCACTTTCCGAGTTTCCTCGCATTATTTGCACCGAAGAAAATAGCTTTGATCTCAGCATTCTAGGTAACTCGCTAGATGTCTGGAATCAGGCAATATCAGAATACTATGCAGGATATGCAGCACAAAGAGCTAACATGATCGAAGCACAAAAAAGGAATTTTCTGGAACACTTGGCAGCATTCAGTAGCCGCAAGCCTACACGCTATATTAAAGCACTAAGTCATTATGTGATTGAGTCATTGCCTGCATCTAGTTTTAGCAGTAGGCAAGACCGAGAGCATGCACGCTATATCATTCAATATTCGGGCTTGGTTCATACCCTTACCACTGCCCCAATTGAACCAATCACAAGGCAGCAAATTGAATCCCTAATGGATTCAATAATTGAGCATCTTAGCCTAGATAACTTGCACGTATGGAAAGCATATAAGGCAATCGAGCAGCTTCTCAATAGTGGCTGCTATTCTGCTTATGATTCCATTATCAGAATTGAACCAGAAAGCAGCGAATCATTAGCGGCTAAGGAACTCAAGCGGCAACAAATTATAGCCACATTAGGCCCAAGACCGACTGAATTCATCGCAGGCATCCAATATGATGCACAAGTTATTAAATTATTAGCTCAGGAATCCTAGTCATGAATATTCAAAACCTTAGCATTAATCAGTTCACTAAATCAAGCATTCAATATCAATCCCGACTTGATGTTATTAGCGCAATTTATAACGAATGGAATATTAAAGAATTAAAACAATCAGGTATCTGCCGAGCTTGGCTGCTGAATTGGGCGCCTGTGTATTTCATACAACACGCTAATCTAATTGATAATATCCTTACTCATAAAGGCAAGGAATATCAGCTTAAATTGCTGGGTAATATTCAGGATATTAATAAAGCTAGCAAAGTAGCATTATCTTTTAGAGAATGCGATGAACTTGGTATTAATGTTTGCCTGATTAAATTTATTTACAGTAACTGAGAGGCAATTATGGCGCTAGATTTAAGCAAATATAAAAAACAAAGCAATCAGGCTAAGCAAATCGGTAGCTTAGTAATTCCATCGGCTGCTCCGTTCGAGATGGTTACCGCTGCCGCTCCTAATAATATCATCAATAGGCAAATTACCATACCCAATCAAATAACTGCCTGGAATGCAGATGGTACTAGCAAGGATATTATCTTAAATGCTAAGCAACACGAATTTGCAAGCCTTATGGCTAATGGTATATCTTGTGTCTTAATCGGTGCAGCCGGTACAGGTAAAACCACCTGTACCCAAGCCGGCATTGCCGCACTTATGCAATCAGGTAATGTCCTGCACATTATGGATACTAGCCACAAATACTTGAAAGCTGGAAGTCCCGGCTTACTAGTGACATCCTTTACCCGTCGTGCTGTTCAGAATATTAGGCGTCAAATGCCACTTGATATAGCAGGTAATACTATTACTATTCATAAAGCCTTAGAATATGCCCCAGTATTCGAAGAAGTTATTGATGAAGAGACCGGAAAAATAAGGAATAAGCGTACATTTCAACCTAAGCGTAACCTGCTAAATAAGCTTTGTCATAATATCCAGACTGTTATTATTGATGAAGCATCAATGCTATCTGTTGACCTTTTCGAACAGCTCATGCAGGCATTAC